TTAAGGAGACTACAAATGGCGTCGGCAACTGATTTATTCTTTAAACTTGGGGATAAAGTAACTGGTGGAGATCCAAATCGGCAAGCAGACTTTACTTACTATATGCTTTGGATTTTATTCTCTGCGTTTCTATCTATGTTCTGTTTGAATACTTATCATCTTGTAACAACTTGGAATCCTAATTATGCTATCTGGGCGGCTATTGGTTTCGCAATTACTTCTTTACAATTCTTTAATCTTAAACAAATGTATGAAATGAGGAAGCTTAGGAGAGTTCCACGAGAACCAATGAAGGTTGAAAGCTTTGATGAGATGATGGAAGGATTTGAAACTGAAGAAAAGGGAGGTGAGACAAATGTTCGGAAAACAAACAAAGAAGAAAGCCATTGAAAAGGAAATTCCAAAGGTAGAAGAGTCTGTTGATTTAGAAATCGAAGACATAAAACAAGAACAGGAAAAGGTTATCGAAGAGGAAGAACCCAAGGAAGAAATAAAGTTTAATGCTACACCTGAAAAGATAGCGAGTGCTCAAGAGAAGATAAAAGAAATAGAAAAAAATCTAGAAGAGGCAAAAGCTAAATTATCAGAAGAAGAAGAATTAAAAGACTTTATGACAGTTAATTCAGTAGAAATTGTTGGTGAAGGAATTTACAAATATACTTTAATAGCAACTAAACCCTTATGGGCTGTTGGGACTATTATAAAATTATAAAATGGAAGAAGGAATCGAAGGAACCTTCAAGGAGCTTGGAGAAAACGTTAGGGATAGTATGCCTAAGATAAAAATTGGTGGAAACATAAAACCCTTGAACGATCCATTGGTTGATAAGTTTAAACGATGGTTATTGATAGGATTATCTGGATTAGTTGCCGGAATGGCTTTAATTTTAATCATATCTAAAGTTTTATCCAATTTTTTCTAATGAAAATCAAATATTCTCCTAATGTCTTAGGCTGTCGTATAGAAGATACGATATTCCTAAATCCAGCCCTCAAAAGTGGCTCTAAGCTCCATAGAGCCATCCTAAAGCACGAACTCAAGCATAGTAGTGGGTTTACTAGGGCTGATTTGAAGTTAGATTTGACTGGGGCTGATTTAAAGGATGTTAGAAAAGAATATTGGACATTTATGTTCAAACATCCGCGAGCAATGTTAAGCTTACTTCCAATAACTAAAGTTGAGAAGTATTGGGGATTTGATATTGCCTTATCCTTGCTTTGGGCCTTTGCTATTGCGATTGGACTAGCCGCTTTCTTTTCATTGGGAGAAATAATATGAATGATAAACTAAAAATCTTATTATCTATAAGCATAATCTTAGTTTGCCTTGGGCTTTCTACTAAAATGATTATGGAATCTAATCAATATTCTTGTGATAAATGTGAAATCCGTTTTAAATCTGCACGATTTGGTTCTACGGATTATCAATTATTAAATTATAAAATCACAGACTTGTTTGATAGGTATGCTTTGGGCTATTGTGCTGTGAGTTGGGATTACAACCAGGGTTATATCACCCAGGAGATAGAACGATGAATAAAATATTAAACATATTAAAAATATTAATCTTAGTATCTTTGATAATCCTTTTCCTTACGGCTTCCTCCACTAAGAAGAACCATTGCGATACTTGTGAGTTTGAATTGGAAGGAAAGAAGATAGGTGCATCGTATTTCGTTAATGATTACTTTGCGGAGTGCATTAATCCTTATGTTAAACGGAATAATCTAGAGAACTTTTCTGGGCTGGTGATAGAATGAAAGCCGCATTATACCTCCGAGTAAGCACAAGTGAGCAGACAACGCTTAACCAGGAGCTAGAATTAAATAAATATTGTGAATTACAGGGAATCGAAGTCTATAAGATATATAAAGATGAAGGAGTAAGTGGTGCGAAGACTTCTAGGCCTCAATTAGACGATATGCTCCACGATATGAGGCAAAAACTATTTGATTGTGTCGTAGTATGGAAATTTGATAGGTTAGGACGTTCTACAGCCCACCTACTTCAAGTTTTAGAAGAATTAAAGAATATAGATGTCCGTTTGATAGCCACATCGCAGAATATTGATACTTCTACGCCTATGGGGAAGTTTTTCTTTACTATTCTGTCTGGATTTGCCGAAATGGAAAGGGAAATGATCAGAGAGAGGATTAAATTAGGTTTAAAGCGTAGGAGAAAGGAAGGAAAAGTTATGGGAAGGCCATCAGGATCAAAAGATAAGAAAAGAAGGGTGAAGTCAGGCTACTATCAAAGGTGGAGTAAGACTAAATAAACTACCCCCCTTTTTTGGGCATAGTTTCTTTACTAAAAAACCCCTAATAAATAAACTAATGTTTGTTTAGTCGGAAGGTTTATATACTAATTGTTTCATATATTCTTATGGCTAAAGAAATAGATATGGAAGAAGTTTCTAGCATTCGTGCCAGAAATAAAACTATCTTTGCTTTGAGGAGTGTTGAGATTAATCGAAGGGAAACTTCTGAGGATATTATCATTCGATTAGTTAATTATTATAATGACCATGAAAATTAATTTATTCGCTAAAACCAAAATTTAATTTTTAAAAGCAGTGTGGTGTAATTTGGTAGCACAGGAGATTCATACTCTTCAGGTTTGGTTCGAATCCAACATCTGCTATTTATAATCTTGTCTTTAAAACATCAGTTCTATTCTTTCTAGTTTCCCAATATTCCTTGCCAGTCTTGCTAACTCTCTTCCCTGGAGGAGAAGCTTTCCTAGCGAAGTCACGAGGAAGACTCATACGCTTTCCAGACTGCGGTAATACTTTTAGAATTTTATCTTTAGGACCTATGTTTGTCCATACGGATTCTGCCATTAGAATAACAGGCATTGACTATTTAAATACTTTTCCTTTTTTAATTCCAAGGCATTGAGAAACATTTTTATAAAAAAGCGAGCCATACGGAAGGCACTGATGAATCTTTCAAGGCATTAGGATAACTATCTGCCCCTTGAATTAGCAACTATCTCGCTGGGAGATAACCAAACCTTAACTTACCATATCTAACCTAACCTCATCGCAACAAAACCTTACCTAACCGAACCATACCTTACCGAACCCCAACGCAACCTAACATAATACAAAATCAATATCAACTTTCTTTTTATATTTGGTGTGAGTATTTTAAAATAATAACAATCTCTTGCCGAGATAGGCATAAATTTTTGTATCTGACAGGGAGATAGAAATGTCTTTTCTCCCCCTGTTAAACTTAGACTTTTTGTGCGTAAAATGTCTAACTTTTTCTTCTACTCCTTATCTGAACGGGAGATATATTTTCTGCCACGACGCAATAAAAGTTAGACTTTTTGTGCGTAAAATGTCTAACTTTTGCTGAAGCATCACAAAATCAAGGCACTGAGAAAATGGATAAGGCATAAAAAAAAGGACACTAACTTTATTTTGTTAGAATCCAAAAAAAAGGTTTAGGGCATTTCAATCTGCCCTAAACACTCCTTACAATAAAAATATTCTTCTCCTAACTCCCAATTTATCCAACTACCCATTAAGAGTTTTTGCTTTCCACAAAAATCGCATTTCATTTTTTAGTCCTTTTCAAAACTATTTTTCTTCTCATAGTTTCAATAGCGTTAATCATCTGTCCTAAATTTATAAAATGATATCCATTCGGTTTTGTCTTATTTCCAAATTCATCATACATAATTAAACTTCCCGCCGTTCTACTTGCGTAACCTCGTAATTGTTTTTTATCTGCGTCCTCGTCGGGAAGATAGATATAACCCTCAAACTTTAAACATTTCTTTGGCTTTTCTGTTATTCTCGTTTTCATTTTTCTTTTTACTCTCCTTTCAATACTTTTAATATAAATATAAACCTTACCATACCTTACCGAACCTTGCCGAACCACACTATACCAAACCCCAACGCACTCTCATAAATGAGTATAAATTCCATACCAAACCTTATCTGACCTCGCCCTACCATAACTGACCAAACCTCTACTTGTCATAAATATAAATGCCTTACCAAACCGAACCGAACCACACAGCACCGAATCCAAACTAATCGTAAATATAAATTTCCATATCAAATCTCAACGCACCTCGCCTCAACTGAACTCGCCTTGAATATAAACTCCAAATCACACCTTACCTTACCTTATCTGACCTCGCCTTATCATCTAATTTAATAAAAAGAGTATAAAAACCTTACCTTACCTCGCCCTAACAAACCTTACCATACCCCAACTAATTATACCTCAACGCATAAATATAAATTCCAAACCTTACCATACCTAACAATACCGAACCCCAACCCAACTAACCTAAAATATGAATATAAACCATACCTTACCGCAACCTACCTAACCTCTCCATATCTGTTCGTATCAAATGAATATAAATTCCATACCTAACCATACCACGCCATACCAGACCAGACAACAGCGTTCCAAATGAATATAAACATCAATCCCCCCTATTTAAAGGGGGAATTGAATAAATAAATAACTTTTTGTGTGTAAAAAGTCTAACTTTAAACGACGCAATATCAAACTAATGCGAAGTTTAATTAGGAAGATATTGGGGAATCGTTTTTCTGATTAACTTTTTCAATTCCGTTTTATCTTCTGCGACCATTTTAAACACCCGTAGATAGTTTTGTTCAACTGCTCTCTTGCCTAAATTCATTTCTTTTTCAAAAGTCATACCTAACCTTGCTTTTTGGTGTAATGCTTTTAGGGTTTTGTCGTCTAACTTATCAACATCAACATTAAAATAATTCTTTAATGCCTTTAATCCTAAGTTTTGAATGAACTCCTTATCTTCTTTCACTAATAAATTCTTGCTCATTTTTTCTCCTTGATAGCAACTATTTCAAATCTACCATAGTTTAAGTTTCTTCCGTCGCCAACTCCAATTAACATACCCGAAAATTCTAAAATTTCCGTCATTTCTTTTACAGACATTCTCCCTAATGCGTCTATAATTTCAAATTCGGTTTCCCACTCGTCTATCTGTGGTCTAATTCTCCAAACCTTTGTAGAACTATTCTTTCCTTGTGCCCCCACATAAGAACCAAATGGTTTCAAATCGTTGGGCTTACAAGAATAAGTAGAACCTTGAAAGATTAAACTCTCGGCATACTTAGTATATGTTTCGTTTTTTCGTGTTGCGAAGTGGGGGATAACCCGTGAGGATTTACACCCTTGAATAAAAGAACTTCTAAACCAACGATTAGGCAAGATAACATTTCCTTTCTTGTCTAATTCGGCTTTTCTTTTCCAATTATTCTGTTCCCATTCTTCCAACTCATTCTTCTTAACATCTTTTAATTCTAATTCTACATTTCTATCTCGCACATTTATTAAAAGTGGCGTCGTAGATTTAACTTTAATAGTATATTTTTTCATTTTGCTAAACCCCCTTTCAAGAATATAATTTTCATAGGCGAGAGAAAACATAGGGTTGGACACAACAAGACTTTATAGTCTGATGAACCTAAATTTAATCTCGCCATTATAAGTTACCCACGATATTACTCGTTGCGTATTTTTCTTTTTCCATTTCTAATTTCTTAACTTTTATTTTTAATGATTTCAAGAATATATTTAAATCTTCAATAATTTTATTGCTTACTTCATATCCACAATTTAAACAGAACTTTTGATGATTAGTTCCCCAACAATAATTTCCTTGAATAATTTTTCCTCTACACTTCCCACAAGTCCAATCATCTCTAACCTTTACAATATTAAAAAGTTTTAAATCTCCTTTAAACATTTCAAGAGTTCCATTCCAACTAATTATTCCCATTTTATAACCTCTCCAAAAGGAATTTTAGATTCATCACACCCGTTCTTTGTTAATACCCAAATCGTTTTAAAACTTTCCTCGTCGGGAAATTCTGTATATCCGTCCGTGAGATTAACTAATAACTTTGTGCTTGGAAGATTCTCGGCTAAATATTCATACACGGGCTTGTGAGAAGTTCCCCCACCACCCGAAAATTTCAAATTCATAATAGTATCAATATCTCCGTTGCTAAAATCATAAACTTCTTTTATTTCGCAATCACAGACGATTAACTTAATCTTAATGTTGTTAAAACTCCTTGCTATGTTAATAATTTCTCCTAAGAACTCTCCTAATTCATCTTGGGAAATACTCCCACTAGTATCAACTGATACTACAACCTCTATACTCTCTCGGAGAATACTCGGCATATAGAACCCAGAACTAAAAGATTTTTTGCTTGGTCTTGAATAAGTATAATCGTAGGGAAGTGTTCTCGTGAGATATTTGTATAATAATTGTTTCCAATTAACCCTCTCATTTAAAATAACATCAAGTAACCTATCAATACCCTTTGGAAGTTTCCCTTGCTGTTTAGCATAACAACTCGCCTCGCTAAATGCCTTTTTCCACTTATCATCACTTTCCTTAATCTCTTGTGGAGTTCCCTCGCCTCTTATATGCTTATCAAATCTTTTTCCGTCCAATTCGGAAATACATACTTTCTTAACTAATTTTTCATTATTATAAATTTCCATATAAACTTGTTCTGCCGTCTTTTTGTCTAAGTCCTCTATCCACTCAAAATTAGGAAATTGAAATTTATTATTATAAGGAATCAATCCCCCCGATTCGTTAGGAAGTGTAAATTGGCTATTGATTAAAATATTATTGATTACCAAATCACACGCTATATTAAAGACTTCTTGGTTTCTATTATTCTGTCTTTGTAAATGTTGGAGTGCTAAGTGTAAAACCTCGTGGGCTAAAACTCCTTTTAGGGATTCGTCCGACAAGGATTCAATAAACTTGGCGTTATACTTACAATCTCCTTTAAAATTAACTCCAATAGTTCCTATGGTTTCGTCCTCGCTAAATCTAAGATTCATTACGAGATAAGCGAAAAAAGGATTATCCTTTTGTAAGCGAACTTTTGCTTTTATGATTTTGTCTTTTGCGTCCATATTACCAACTACTCCAATAAATAAATTTATTTTTCTTTGAATACCCTTTTAATTTTTCTGTGAGAGTTTCAAAAGTATCTTTTAAGTCTTTGAAATAATACTCGTCGTATTCGGTATTCCCGAAGAAGAATCCCGAACGGGTAGGTAGAAGATTCTCGGCTAACTCCTCACTATCAAGAACTTGTCTTATAGTTTCTATTAGTTCCTCTACTTGCTCATAAGTAACTTCATAATCGCTACAATCGTCATTTCCATTTTGAATATTCTCAACAAACCAATTATGAATTTCGTTTGCTTTTCTCCAAGACATAAGTTCGTTCCCCTTGCTATCGGTTAATCCCATATCTAATCCCATTTTATATTTTTTTCTCCGTAAATTCTAATTTAATTTTTTCTATCAACTCTAATTTTTCCTTATCTGTTTGAGGGTTTAAGTTTCCTATTGCTCTAAGAATCGCTTGGTTTAAAGTCCAATCAAAATATTCCCTACAATTTTCAATTTCATTTTCCATTTTGTTATCTCCTATACTCTAAGCCACTAAATAAAACGACTTATATGTAATTTTAATAAAAAAAATAATATTTTGTGCGTAAAAAGTCTAACTTTTAGGACTCTAAAAGTATTTTAAACGAACAATCTCGCTTTATATGAAGTCCTAAGACAAAATATCTGCGTATCTTTGAAGTAGTGCTTTTCCTTTTGCGTCCGAAGTAACAACCTTTTTGAAGTTATTATTATCAATCGCTTTCAAGAATCTTAAAAGCAATATTGAAAATTCGGGTTCTAAGTAATCGCATAAGGGAAAAGTTTGAGTTAAGATTTTCTTGTCCTTTTTGTAGAACTCGGCTATCGTTCCTAAGAGAACATATCTCAAATCAATTTCTTTAACATTCTCTATTGATTCGGGGTGTTTCAAGATTTCTTTTAAGTTAATCTTTGCTTGTAGTTTAAGGAAAGCGAAAAACTCTATTGAGGTTGCCTCTCCTACTGAACTTGCGATTAACCTTTTGAGTGTATCTGATTCCTCACGCCCTTTAATCAATTTAGAACAGAACGCCCAACTTCTCGGAGTGGGAAATGCCTTGTCTTTCAAATGACTATCAACTCGGTTAAGAGAACTTGGTTTAAAGTTAATAAACGCTATGATTCTATTATCAATATCGTTTTTTAACGCCCAATTAGTCCATTCGTCCTTGTCGGGCGACGCTAATTCGCTATGTAAAAATCTATTACATAAAGCGTTGCTCATTTCAAAAACCGAACACTTATCTTCTGCCCTATTTCCCGCCGAAATTATAACCCAACCTTTCGGCAAGACATAATCTCCGATTCGTCTATCAAGAATTAACTGATAAGCGACGGCTTGAATACTTGGGGGAGATAAGTTTA